ATGCAAGGTTATAATAACCAATTTGAAATAGAACAGCAATTTGAGTGGGAAAGAGCCAGGTGGCAAACAACACTTTTATTAAATGTTCATACGGCAAAAGGCAAATCAATTAAACCTAAAGATTTGATTGAGTTTCCTTGGGAGACAGATAATCCAAAACCAACTAAAAGAAGTTTGACAGAAGTTGACAAGTCAATTTTTGACAAATGGGATAAAGAGTAAATAATGGCATTAGGTAAACTGAATTTAAAACTTGGCATTGATGTAAGTAATCTTGAAAAAGAACTTGGCAAGGTTGAGCGTAGTATGGCAAGGTTTGGTGGTAAAATGCAAAGTGTAGGTACTACATTATCACAGTCACTTACTTTGCCTATTATTGCACTTGGAGGCGCAGCTTTAAAATCCTTTGCCGACATGGAAAGGTTGGAAAACGGGTTAACTGCTATCATGGGAACCAGTGCAGCAGCAGCGGTTGAATTAGAAAAGTTAAGAAAGGTTGCAGAGAATCCTGGTCTTGCTTTGCCGCAAGTTGTAAAAGCTTCCGCTACTTTGCAATCTGTTGGTATGTCTGCTGATGTTGCTCGCGAAACTATCACACAATTTGGAAATGCAACTGCAAGAGCAGGAGAGGGAGCTGAGACATTTGATGGAGTTATCGTTGCGTTAGGTCAAATTAGTGCAGTAGGTAAAGTTACACAAGAAGACCTTAATCAAATTAAGGGAAGATTACCAGAGTTTGCCGATGTCATGAAAAATGAATTTGGAGTAGTTACGGCAGAGGCAATAAATAAAATGGGCATTAGTGCAGAGGATTTTATTACAAGGTCTGTAAGTGCGTTAGGAGAATTAGAAAGAGCAAAGGGAGGCCTTGGTAATGCTTTTGATAATTTAAAAGACAATGTAGGTGCATCATTAGCTGAACTTGGTAAGGTAATAAATACAAGTTTAAATGTGGAGGCAATTTTTATAGCTTTATCGGATAAATTAAATTATTTAGTAGAAGGCTTTAAAAAATTAAATCCAGAAACACAAAGCTTTATTGTATATGCTGGTTTAATTGTTGCTGCGATTGGTCCAGCAATATTTATAGTAGGTAAAATGATTACTACTTTTGGAGCATTAGCAGGTACTACAAAAATGATAATTGAAAATTTTGGAAAACTTAAAGGAGCTGTTGTTAAAGCCTTTACAGCTATACTTGCTAATCCTGCTATACTTGGAGTAACTTTAGCTATTGCTGCCGTTGGTGCTATTGCTTTATACGTTTATGATAACTGGGAGGCATTTGCAAGTAGGTTTCAAAACATTTGGATTAACATAAAAAATAGTACAATGAAAGGTGTAGCTGATTTTATGAAAAACATAGATAAGCTACAGAAATTTTTAGGTATTCAATTATTTGATGTTAGTAGTTTAACAAGTTATACAGAACAACAAAAAGTAGTACAAAAAGAATTTAAAAGTATAGGAGAAACAGTTGATAGTTTATCTGGTAAATTAAAAAGTTTATTTTTAGCTAAACCAAAAACTGGAACTAATGAAGAAGCTATTATAGGTAAAACTACAACTACAACTACAACTACTCCAACAGGTGGCGGTGGTGTAACTGCATTACAACCAACTACACAAGCTTTAGGTATTACTGCTATGCTTCCAACATTGGATGTATTGCCAACAAAATTAAGTAGTGTAACTGCTGAAGCAGAAAGATTAAAAGAAACAACATTAGCACTAAACGATGCTACTACAAAATTTGTTCCTCCTATTCCTGCTATTGTAGCTTTTAAAACTGAAATAGAATCTTTAGGATTAAAGATGAATGAATTAGGTAACGCATCTATAAATATCAATTCTGCTATATCATCTGGTATCGGAGTTTTAGCAAATGAGTTTGAAAAAGGTATAGGTTCATTTAATGATTTTGCTAATGCCGTTGTAAAAGGTGGTTTAAGCATTATAAAATCATTGATACAACAAGGTGTAGCAGCTGCGGTTTCAAATACATTAAAAGGCCCTGCTGGCACATTAGGCCCAGTCGGTGTTGCAGTTGCTGGTGCTGCTGGAGCATTGGCATCTGGATTATTTACAAGTTTAATTTCAAAGATAGGATTACCTAAACTTGCACAAGGTGGTCTTGCCTATGCTCCAACTATGGCTATGGTAGGAGATAACAAAAATGCAAGGGTTGATCCGGAAGTAATTGCTCCTTTGTCAAAGTTAAAAGGGATGTTAGATGGTGGCGGTTCTCCATATATTTTATCTACTCGTGTCAGCGGTGCGGATTTAATAGTAATAATGGAGAAAGCAAGAAATGTAAACACAAGGATAAGATAATGGCAGCAAGATATACATCTACATTCTATTCAGAAAAAAGCCGCAAATATACCTTGTCAATAAATGACACAGTATTTTCCGGTGCTACAACAGAAGTAGAAATGCTTGATGCTGCAATTACATGGCAGTCTGAGGTTGAAAATGGTTTAGAAAGATATGCTCCTATAATTGCCAGTAATTTTAAGTTTACTATTATTATAAATACAGAAACAATACAAGACTTATTAGATGATTTTTTAGTAGCACCAGAAGGTAGATTTACTATTACTTTAATTGGTCATGACGCAGCAGATAGTCCTAACTTTTATTGGTATGGATTTATATTAGCTGATTTAGTAGAATTTGATGATGTGCCGTTATCAGTTGGATATGCCTACACTATTAATGCAGTTGATGGCATAGGATGGCTAAAAGGAATTGATTATAAGCCAGATGGCTATGATGTTTATCAAGGAGATGATACTATTGTAAATCATGTAAATAATTGTTTACAAAAACTTACATACGTTCAAGAAATATATGGCACAAGTGTAGGTATTTTAGCTACTGCCTTTAATTGGCATGAAGATAGTTGGACTTATTCAACATCTATTGATCCGCTTCTTAGAATGCGTGTAAATCATAAAGTATTTTATACTGTTGACACAAAAGACAATATAACGTACATGAAATGTTACGATGTTTTAAAAAGAATTATGAGTCCATTGGGGATGAGATTTTTCTTTTCAGACAGAAAGTTTTACATGATACAGCCTAATATGTATCTTGATAGTCCAGTATTATTATTTATCTATTATTTATCAAGTACATTACAGCAAGCTACAAGTTTTTTACCTACTTTATTAAATGACAATTATAGCGGCTCAAATAAACTATTAAGATTCAGTGGTGGCAGATGGGGATATTATGGACATATAAAAGATTTAGATGTTGAATATGAACATATAGCATCGGTTAATTTATTGTCTGGTAAAATATTTAATAATTTAAACACACAGTTTTTTACTGCTAATGACCTTGATTATAATAATAATGAGGCAACAATTACTTACACCTCTATAATGAAATATAGAGATAGTCAAGTAGGAAGTAGTACAATCGCTCCGCACATTGTTGAAGGTAGCTTTGTTATTGAGTTAAGACCTATTGTAGTGCCATTGATTGATTTCTTAACTGCCAACCGTTCACCAGAAGTCAATACATGGACACTTGGTTCTGGATGGACTTTCTCGGATGGTGGAGGTGCTGCACTTGGTCATGCAAAAGCAACAAATGCAACAGGAGATTTAGTATATACTAATTTTACTCCTACCAATGGAGCAACCTATTATGTGAGCTTTGGCATTGAAGTTACAAGTGGTACATTAGTTTTAAAAATGGGTGGTGACACTTATAGCATTACTGCAACAGGAGAATACTACGAAAGAATAGTATGTGTATCAACGCAACAATTAACCTTTGATCCAAGTGGAACATTTAACGGAATAATTAATTACGTTAAAATAAATCATGTAAAATATTGGTTAAAAAGAGATGTTACTTACAATGGCTTTCAGCACACCTTTACTGCTCAAACATGGGAAACTACTTTTAACTATTACAAATTTGTAATACCTGGAGGTTCTTCAATTTTGCCTGCTGCTGGTGGTACTGTAAGTAATATAATAGTTAATTGGACATCTCCAACAATGCCAGAAAGTGGAGATGTTGGAGTAAGATTTTTAATTAGTCAAGTTAGAACTGAAACAGGAACTGATTTAATAGCATCCTATTTAAAATTCTATGAACTTGGCAATTTGTTTATGGAGCATTTAGCAGCTGGAAATTTAGATGGACAAAATGATGTTAAAGTATTTGGTTCTTTTAATAATGATACATCAAGTATTTCAGTAAAGAAACGTGTATTTTTTGGAGATGGGCCTTCGCTTGGTTCACCTGGTGCAATACGTGTAAAAAACACTGCAAATACATGGCAAGTTACTGATGGTGATGGTTGGAGAGTAGGTAATACAGGAGATGGAAAAAACATTAATCAATTATTAGTTAATGAAATTATAAAAGGTCAGTTGTTTCCGGTTAGAAAAATGGTCGGAATGAATTTCCAAATACTTGATAGAGATAATCCTTGGTTTCCACACCTTGCAATTATAAATAATAGCGTTACCTATATAATGGAAAACGCTACATTAGATTTAAAGACAGATATAGTTAATGGTACATTTGTAGAAATAACAGATCAAAGCTAATGGGATATACTGAAAAAACAGTTTTATTAAGAGGTTTGGATTTTGATTCTGGTAGAACATCAAATCGAAGTGCTGGAGGTGTAGCAGGAACAGGTTCTATAAATCCTACAAATAGCGAACCAACTACACAAAATAATAGTGTAACAAAAGTATTTACAGAAGAATTTCTTAATTCTTATACTGCAATATTTACAGTTACAAAAAATGGAGGAGTATTACCATCAATAGAACAACAAATTTTATTGTTTCAAAATGGACAATTACTTATTGATACTCAATACAGTATATCTGGTTCAAGTGTTACAATAGATTCAAGTACACATTATGATGGTGCTAATTACGTTATATTTTTTATTATAATATAAATATGGAACAAATACAAGCACCAAAGAAAGAAAGGAAGTTTTTAAAAGCCGTTGGAAACATTGCCAAGGTTTTAGCAAATGAATTAATAATGGGCATTGGGCGCAAGTTTATCGGCAAAGCTATTAACAAAGTAGGCAACAAACGGCAAGGACTTGTTATTGCTTTTCTTTTGGTAGCAGGAATATCTTATGCCTCCATAGATTCCATTCCCTATCCAATCACAGGCAACAAGCAAAGACTTGGTTATAATACTACTGGAAACGGATTGGTCTGGAGAGGTTTAGCAACAGACACTATAACTAAGCCTACAAGTTATGCAGATAAGAATGTAAAAGCCTATTTAGTATTAGATAGTGTAACTGGAAGTATATATGTTTGGAAACAAGGCGCATGGGCATCTTTAGTAGGTGGCGG